TTATAATTCTGTGTGGGGAGGAAAGTAAAGACAGATCCGCCACCCGAAGCAACAAAAGTGTCTCCGCGCTTGACAAATACCTCTCCACGGGCAACGCTTGTCTTGAATGTTTCAAATGTGTTATTAGTAGTTGAGGGAGCCGTCCATACAATATCTACCGTAGCAGTAGATGCACGATACGAACGAGGTGTATAGCCCAACTGTTTAGCAAGGGAGACTACGGACTGACGCTTGACCGCAGAGTCAATGAAAGACTCGTTTGCTACCATGTTTGCATAAAATGCCTGATAGTGGGTGTTATATGCAAGAAGATCCAATAGGATATTCATACCAGAACCTTCAAAGTCATAGTCCTTGAACTTATCTTGGCTCTTCAGGAATGATTTTAGATTCGTCTTGATCGAATCGAAATCTAGGTTGTCTATTGGAAGATTTGGAGTAGTCATCTGATCCTCTCCACGATTACCGTGGCACGATAGGTCTGTACCGAGTTTTGTATCTGAAACTGAACATCTATCTGATATGAATTCTCATCTGATAGATCAACGATGTCCACTTGCAATCCTCTAATCCTGCTTTCATAGGATCGAATCATTTCTGTTATTTTTCGCTTCATCTGAAACATAATCATCGAATTTGCATTTTCAAACAGCAGATCTGTAATTCCCGAATCGATTTCAGGATGAAAGGGCTTATCGTATTTTTTGAATTGCAATAGATTTTTCAAGGCTTGTTTTACCGTGTTTTCGCCTGTAATGGAAGAAACATCTTTGGTCAATGGATCTATAGTGAGATCCATGTCAAGATCGGAAAACAAAAGAACAGGGTCTTTTAGACGCTTAATTGCCATTCTTGTGATCCTTTGCTAGTTGAAGTTCAATGTAGTTGCGCTGCTCTTCAAACATAGCGGCAAATTCCATTGGCTTATGCGGTGCAGTCTCCTCATCAAGCCAATCCAAATTGATGAAGCCAATTACCAAAGCGTCTTTATGAATAGGTAGAACTGCGAATGCTTCCGTACCTTTGCTACGACAATAGGTGCGAAGATTGGATTCCGATAGATTCTTGACAAGATGAACTTGTGGTTCATCCTTCTTGACCAACTCAATCTTCTCCCATAGTAGCGTGGCAAGAACCGCTTGTAGATGCATATATTCATAGGCAACTCCATTGCTGCACGATTCGTGAGTCACGGACATACGCTTCATGGAAGAGCCATCCAAGAACTTGCCGCCATTATGAAACTGAAGGATCTGTATACGATCTGCACCGCATTGATTTCGTAGGGTAGTCAGTATCTCTTGAACTTGACCATATCTACGGATATCGTCTACTGTAATTGCAGCCGTGATTGCGGCATCAATCTCCTCTTGCTTCTTCCAAGATTTAAACCGATTCTTCAGATAAGAAACACCCGCGACCATACCGGCTATGACACCAGTCAATCCCGATCCTACGCTCACCCAAAAATCAATGTTGTTATGCGGTTCTGCTGACATTGTTAGCCTCCACAGTACACATCTTTGCTTCCTGTGGCGATTGCAGAACCACAGGAAAGGGGGTCACCGATCCGAGCCGCCTGTCGGCTATTGACAAAAACCATTGAGGAACCTTCTGCGGTATATGCTTTGTGGCAATTTGGACCGCAGCAATGCGATCCCCAATTGTCTAATTGACGATGCCATCCCTTGTTGTTCACGAACACATTCGTAGACCACGAAATGTTCTGACGGGGAGCATAGCATCCGTGACCTGAACATATGTCACCTTGTCTGTGTGCTGCGGGCATCGGAACTCCTTATGGCGGTCCAGGGAAAAATCCCTGTGCTTTCTGTGCTTCTAGATATTCAAGATTTGTGGCGGTTGCGCCATTTACAAAGAACTGATTCTTGATATTTAGGATTAAATAATCTCTATCCGATGACCAGTTATTCCGCAATCCGTACTCAAATGAGCCATCTACAAATACGCTTGGATTGGACTTGCTAAAGACTCGCGCAGTAAACCGAATTGGGATGTCAAACCCCACCCCATTCCTAAAATAGGACGCAGAACCTACGGTGGCATAGTTTTGTTCGTCTATTTCATAGTCGGGTGGAAGATTCAATCCAGAGACATATTGATCCATTTCCCCCGTTCTACCCGTCAGTTTGCCCGTATCCAAATTTAAAACCATGTCAGGAGAAAAGTCTCCCGTGATCATTAGGAAACCAGGATCGGCAAAGGTTGCTCCCGTGCAATAGACATATGGGCTAGTGTTGTAAACCAGATACAGACTCCACACAGGATCATCCGAGATGTCTTCTTGTTCAAAATACTTTCTTCTAGGCGTAATTGTGGGGAAATCGGAACCGCTATAGAAATAAGTTGAGGGCGATAGAGGAAAGTCTAGACGAAAGCATTCCCCACTTACGCCGTTTCCCGAAGGGACACCTACATCTGTGCCATTTGGATAGTAGGTTGCCGGATCTACTTCTGACAGGATTCTATATTTCCCTTGCCAAAGGTATTCGGTCGCCATCAGAAGGAACCTCCATCCAATACATCCGGCAGGATAACAGGTTGAGCAAATTCTGCGGGGAAGGCAAGAACAGGTACGCTTGGCAACGCATCAACAGTTGGTAGATCCGTTGTCGGATCGGTGTTTGCCATTCCTGTTTGACCTGGATACCCTTGAAGAAGGGTTGCGGCTTCGTCAGGAACTGCATAAAGGCTGACCGTAGGAAGACCAGGAAGTCCTGTTTCTGTCTGTGCTGCTCCTGTTCCTCCTGCCATGACAAGATTGGAATCTTGAAGACCTGGCGATGTTGGCGGTAATGGCGGGAGAGAAACTGCCGCCACTTTTTTCTTGCTGCCTCCAGAATTACTCGAAAGAGCAAGAGCAGCAGCAACCCCAACTCCTGCCAATGCAACACCGCCAAGAATAAGTGGCACAGTTGCTCGTCCAAATGGAAGGCGACTTGCACCAACAGGAAGTGGTGCGCCGCCAACTTCGGATGGTATTGCTGGAGCAGCAGCACCATTCAATTGTGTAGTTGCAGCCGTTGCTGTAGATGTTGCTGTAGTAGTCACAGTTGCAGTCTCTGTTGCAACCGCAGAAGTTGTAGCCAATGCACCTTGAGAAACTGTTCCTTCTGATTGCTGCTGAAGCATGGATAGCGTAGCAGGGGTTCCAGATTGTGTTGCCGTATTACCTGCAACAACATCGGCAGTCGAAGCATCGCCCAAAGACTTTAGTGATTTTGTTTTGGCTGCATCCGCAGGATCAGGGAATTTCACTCTTCTCTTTTCAATATCATCCAATCCTCCAACGCTGACTTTAGACGAATTGATTCCCTCGGGATTGAGATCAATACGAGGTGCAACAAAGGTCATATTTCCATCACTTGCAACGGTATATGAACCACCAACACCGTGAACTAGACTGCCCTTGGTATACATGATGACATTACCATGTACCAAGGTTCTCATGTCGCCATCGACTTCGATATAAAAATCTTTGCCTACCTTGAGTTGTGCCTTGCCTTCGTTTGTATGGAGAACATCACCCTTAATCATTATTGATTTTGAACCAATTGTTAGTTCATAGTCACTACCCTTGATCTTGGTGACGCGAGACCCATCGGGGCGAATTTCTTCAAATGTTCCCGACTTGTGATGGCGATGTAAACGCTCTGCTGTAGGAGTATCATCTATTTCAAAGATATGTCCTGATTCGCTCTCAAATACATGATTATGAGGATAGGTAGCACCATATGCAGACTTTGGTTCTGCCCAATGCCCTGTCAATGCAGTAGGAATCGTGGGAATACGAGCATCCGCACGATCCTTGAGAATGGTCTTGTCTAATTTTTCACCACGCGCAAGACGATTGGTATCTTGCTCTCCTGTATATCCATCAAGTGGATATAGACCACTTGGATCGTAAAACCCTCGTTCGGGATCTTTGTAATTGCCATCAGAATTCGGTGAAGGAAATCCTGCTACTGTTCCCATCACAATAGGATCTTGTGCGTGTGGACCATCGCGGAAAAACCCTACAACCCATGTTCCTTGAAGTATTCCTGTTGGGGATTGTCCTTTGCCGCTCATAGCCGCACTTGTAATGGGCTGCATAACTGATGCCCAAGGCAAAGATTTTGTTGGAATTAGAATTTTGTCTTCAGTA